CCCTCGCCAATCAACGTAGCAGGGACGGCCTGAGACACCCAAGTCGAACCGTTAGAGGTGAGGACGTTGCCTGATGTGCTTGGTGCTACATAGCCCAAGACAGTAGAGTTAATATCAGCATCTTTAAGAATTGTAGCGTCAGCAGGTTCTTTGCCGTCTAGCTGAGTTTGGATGTTAGACGTAACGCCGTCTGTGTAATTCAGCTCGGTAGCTGTGCCTGTGTAATCAGAGATTTGACTAACAGTAACTGATGTCGCCGTAGGCGCTACGTTCTGCCATACAGAGCCTGTGTAGACCTTCATCGAATCAGTTGATGTGTTGAAGTACAAAGCACCCGTTAGAAGCGCATCACCGTCATTGTCCAATGTAGGGTCAGAGGCTTTCTGTCCTAGATAACGGTCATCAAAGTTATCGTAGCTTGTGGCTGCTTCACTCGCGGAACTAGCAGCAGCACTAGCCGAACCAGAAGCTGCTGTAGCTGATGTAGCTGCATTTGAAGCTGATGTGGCTGCATTTGAAGCTGATGTGGCTGCGTTAGAGGCTGATGTAGCTGCTGCTGCGGCTGAAGTGGCTGCTGAGGTAGCTGATCCAAGGATAGAATCTGTATAGGCTTTAGTTGCTGCGTCTTGAGCTAAGGTAGGGTCGCCAACACCTGTAATCTTGTTAGTCCCCATCGCAATAGCACCGGACATTGTGCCGCCTGCCAGGTCGAGTTTTGCCGCAAGGGAAGTATTGATTTCTGTCTTGGTAAAGACATCTGTTAAACCATAACCGCTAACAGTAGTTGGGTTAGTTCCACCTGTAATACGACCATAAGTATCTGTAGTTACAGACCTATAGGTATCCGCTGTAACTCCGCTTGCAGCAAGATCAATGCTATCTGCATTCACTACAATCCGCGAAGCAGAAGCAGTATCTACATTAAGCGTATTACCTGTTTTGGTTAGACCAGTACCTGCAATAACCTGTCCTGCTCCTGAGAACTGAACCCAACTAACGGCTGTGCTGCCTAACGTACCACCTGCAACGATAGAAGCTACAAATCCGTTGTTGGCGTTTGCTGTACCATCTTCTACAAAGCTATAAGCATTAACTAGCTCGTCCCAAGTGTTAGCGTCTGCTGAACGTGACCATGCTCCTGCGGCTGCAACATAAATTCCATTCTCTGCTGCGGCAGATTGGTCTTTAACTAGGACTCGATCATTTGCAACAACAGCCACGCCGTCAATTGTTTGGGTTCCTGTTAAGGAAATATTAGCCGTAGTACCTGCACGACACGATGCCTTTGCGTCCAATCCTTGAACAGAGTTATCTACATATATTTTTGTTGCTGCGTCTTGTGCGTTAGTAGGATCAAGTAGTCCGGTAATCTTTGCGGAACCCATTGCTATAGCACCGGACATTGTGCCGCCAGATAGGTTTAGCTTTAGAGCATCCGCTGTGTCTACATAACCTTTAGTAGCTGCGTCATTAGGATTAGTAGGTGACGCGAGGTTGGTAATGGTTGCCGATGTCCCGGCATTCATGTCCAGGCCACCGTTAATAGCTACGTCATTAAATGTAGAAGTGCCTGAAGAAGCGGTGACGTTGCCTGTAAGATTTCCTGTTACATTCCCAGTAACAGCACCTGTGACGTTGCCCGTAACATTGCCCGTAACATTGCCTGTTACATTACCTGTAACAGCACCCGTCAGACCGCCTACAAATCCCGTAGAGGCTGTCACTATACTTCCGGTTACTGTTGATGGGGTAGTACCACCAATGGGCGTAGAATTGATTGAGCCGCCTGTTAAGACTGCGTTGTTAGAGGCGAGTGTACCGTTGGCTGTAAGAGTGCCTGTAACGGTAGCGGTAGCAGTAGTGACAGTAGATGGGTTAGTACCCAACTCTACAATCTGTGTCGACGGGGTCTCTGTAAAGATTCTTTTATCAGCGACATTGACCGCGAGTTCGCCTTGAACCAAGTCACTCGTAGTTGGTACGGCTGATGGAGTTGAACTGTTCTTGGTTACTATCGTTGCCATGTTAATTTCCTGTAATTACCACTTAGTTTTATGCGACCAGTAGCGAGCTGATAGTTTAGAGGGGTTGGCGTCTTGAGCGTTATGCCTGGCATAATAGGATTTTTTCCTTGCCTTTTCTTTGGCAGTCTTGGGATTGCTCCCTGCGCCCTTAACACCTTGCTGCCCAAAACGGACAGTCTTAATTTGATCACCGACTTTAGCCAATACAACGTGGCTTTTGGTGGGATGATTGGGGGTCTTTTTGGGCTGATTATACCCACTTACCCCAAGCTTGGTTAATTTTGGGTCTTTTTTACGCACAAGATAAAGGGGCAGGTTTCCCCGCCCCCATCTCCTTTTTACTTTAGCCGTTAACAGCCATGATGAAACCACTGTCAGGACGGTAAGTCTTAACACCGTACAGAGTATCAGCAGTATACAGTGTTCCAAGGAACTCCTGCTTGTACTGAGTCTGTGAACGAACACCAACTTGCTCTGCTAAGATCATAGTGTCTTTATGCACTAGCATTGCTGCACGAATCTGACCACCTGCTGCGTTTGCAGCAGCAGTCTCAGTAATAGGGCAGTTAGTAGAGATGAAAACATCAATACCGTACAGATTGCCAATCTTACCATTTTGCACAGGCTCACCGCCAACAAAGTCAGAAGACACATAACGCTCTACACCCATTATTGCATTACGCAGTGAAGGTGGGATAACAAACGCTCGGTTATCCATAGGTACGTCAGCATCGTCCTGCTTCTGGATCAGATCACGGAAACAAGCATCAGTGAAAACGTCAGCAGTAGTAACAGTGTCATCAGCATAAGCTGTAAGGCCAGTTGAGGCATCACAGAAGAATGCAGCAGCAGTGTTAGTCCAAAGAGTTCCATCGCCAGAACCAAAAGACTTGCCTAAATCCATCAGGTCTGTATCAACCTGACGCGAAAGAGCATAACCCGCATCTGAAGTGTAGAAGTTACGAAGCGAAGACAAAGCCTGCACTTCAGTAATATCTTCAATGATACGTGAGTATTCGTAGTGCTTGTCTAGCGCGACCTGCACTTCGCCCTCTGTGTTGCTCTGAATAGTCACAGCAGTTGCTGAGGCTTTAACGTGAGCATCTCCGCGAATAGGAGCAGGAATGTGGATGATGTCACCCTTCTTTCCTGTCATGCTCATTTTCTTTACTAGGTTCGCGAGAATGAGGTTCTTCTCATATGCTGCGCGAATCTCGTCACTCCAAATTTCTGGAATGAATGTAGCGGCAGTAGTGTTAGTTACAGCTCCTGCCATATTGGGATAGGTTGAATCAGTCATAATAATCTCTCAAAGGTTAGCTTTTGACGCGACCTTCCTGATACGCACGAAATATCTCATCAGACATAGATTCGTAGCGTTTCGGGTTAGTTCGCATTAGTTCAATAATGTCGCTTCTTCGATAAATTTTTCTACTTGGAGCCTCACTACTTCCTTTAGCTCCACCTGTTGAGGCTGCGTTCAAAGTTTGTTTACGTTCTTTGCGCTCAACATTTACGGCCTGTTGTGCAACGTCTTGAGTTGATTTCCAACTAGAAAACAATTCATCTGCCGCATCATAGTCGTAATTATTGTTTGCTCGTTCGTATAACTCTGAACGAATCTTGCTACCAACAACCCACTTTTGAAAGTTGGCATTCATAGCAACTTCTTTAATGTCAGGATGCTTCTGCTGTAACGCAGAAAGCGTCTGACTTTGTTTCATCTGATTGCCTAATTGCTCCAACTGTTTAATGGTTGGATGGTTTGCAATTTTGCTATCAACAGCCTTATCAGGTTCAGCGAAAAAATCTATCTCTTCAGCCTGTTCCGGTTCGTTGACTTTGGTCTGATTAAGAATGAAATCATCTACAACCTTTCTTAATTGTCCTACCTCTTGCCCTTGTTGACCGATGCGAGACTCTGCCTCTTGATGCATCTTAATCAATTCAGCAGGACTTTTTCCTTGATAGTTATCAGGGATTTCATCCTGTGCTGGGGATTCAGATGGAGCTGCGGCTACCTCTTCCAAGGAA